TGAACCTCGATTCCTGCTTTAATCATTCGGCGGGACATTCCTTCACCCATCCGACCAAGACCAATAATTCCTACTTTCATATTAGTATGCAAGTCTTCACTATTTAAGCACAAAAAACATCAGTTGTCAGCGAAATGTTATCAAAGACACATATTCTTTTGAGACTTTTGTATTGCCAATAAGGTAGTATATGGAATCCATGCAGGTTCTTCATCAGCAAACTGAACTTGCACTTCTCTAATATTCTGTTCTAGAAATTTAGACCATACTTCACGGGTATTTTTTACCACAGAAAAAGGGTTGTTCAAGTTATTCTCCATCGTAGTAGTATCCATAGTCATTTTCTTCCTCATCCCACTCTTTGGGTTTCATTTCTTCTAGGTCCTTGCGTATCTCTTCAATTCTTTTTTCAATGAATTTAAGACGCTCTTCAATCCTTTCCCAGGTTTCCATCTTAGTTTGTTTTCAGTTTGTCTTTTAAGTCAAGAACCTTATTAACCTCAGCAACAGCATTAGACATTCTATCCCCTAGAATGTTCATGATGTCTTCATAGATTACTTCATTATCCACGTAATCATCGAAGTAGGTATCCAATGCTTCCTTCAGGTATCTTTTACGATGCCATTCTGGGGAATAGGGTTTGTAGTCCATGATAAGAGGTTATTATAATCGTATTATACTACTATCTATTCCGTGGGTCAAGTCCCATATCCTTAAGATATTGTATCCACCACTCTGGATCTTTAATTTGTCTCCAGTTTGGAACTGGTAGGTCATTCTCTACAGTATAATACTGATAGAGTGCCTTATCTATAGTCTGTGCGATCTCCATACTCTTCTTCCTCTTCGTCAACATCTGCATATGCATCTGCCACATAAGGTCCGTGTGGTTTTTTGGATTCTGCTCTGACATAGTTTCGCTCGTCGTTTACTGCGGAGAACCAAACTGCTACCTTCATTACGATCCAAATCGCCGCTATTGGTGATAAACAAGCAATTAGGACTACTGGTTTCATAGTAGATTATTATCCTTAAAGTAGTTTAATGTATCCTTTAACCCACCAATATGTCTGAAACCAACATTAACTTGTGGGTATTCTGCTTCTTCACCAAACTCTTCAACAAAACCTCTTGCTGAGAAGTGCTGATTTAATTTATACACATGGATCTGAAAGTTAAGCTTTTCTAAAAGTGTTTTGGCACGTTCACACTCTTGATTTCCGTTGGAATAAATTACTGCTTCCATTACTTTTCCTGCTCCTGTTGTGATTTTTGAATCCAATTATCAATTTGTTCTTGTGTAGGGACATTGATTCGGAAAGCAAGTCCTTCCTCTTCAAATTCCTCATTCATTTTTTGATATGTTTCGGGTGTAATCTTTTCAGTCACGTTGTCTCCAATCATCAGGTTTATCACGCTGAAACCAATCAACGATTTCATCAGCACCATCAAACCCCGTTTTATAATTGGATGGGTCGGGGTCACCTAAACCCATCCTATTCATAAAATCATCCATACTACCTTCTTCAATATCTTGTGATGCTTGGCGACGTGCTTTGTTCAACCAATCTCTAGCGAGAGTATGCGCTTTAGCAAGTTTTTCTGCCCAGATCATGTCCTCTAGTGGGACTTCTTCGTTGTTTGCGATACAACGGCAAATAGATTCAAGACGAAGGCGGTATGCAGTAGATAACATAAATTTATGTCTCTTTATCTTTATTTATTTTCTTCGTAATACTTATCAATCTTTGCTTTTAATTCTTTTGCAAGTTTGAGGTTCTTACGATACATCATATATTTTACCACAGGATTGCGTGGATTGTTAGTCAACCACCACCACTGGCGTTTTATGTTGGTATTTACTAACTTAAATGCATAGACAAAAGCGGCAGCAACATTTTCATCTGTTATGATGAAATATGCTACTACCGCAAAGATCCCAAATAGGATTATATGTGGGGAGTCCATTATTGGAACTCCTCATTTCTACGACGATCCAGATACTCTACAATCTCTCCTCTCCACTCCATCAATTCGTGGTAACACTTTTCATCGTGAGCATACTGTCGAAGTTCATGATCTGGTTTCAAAACACTTTCATAGAAGATGAAAAATGCATCTTTACGTTTTGTTTTTTTATCGGTCATTTGCGTGACTTCTTTTTAGTGGTTTTTCGTTGGTTGTTGATAAAATCAACGGATTGTTTGTAGGTACTCAATACCTTTACTTGACACCCATTATGTATAATCATGAACTTCTTACCAAATGGGATTGCTGCCCACATTCCATCATTAGTTACATAACCCAACGGGTCTCCTGGTTTTGGATTAAGAATACCAGGACGGGGGACAAAAGGTTTAAGAAATCCCATCAAAAAACAGCAGTAACACTAACAACTTTAGCGTTAGGATTCCGTGCTAGGGCAACTTGCTTTGCTTCTTGATAATCACGAGCACGAACTTGCTCGGTGAAAACCTGACCTGCAACGTAAAGTTTGACTTCGCATTTCATGGTGGTGTTCCTTTGATTACTTTGTAATTATAGCATAGTGGGAACCATGGTGATTCCCCTTGTGCCAGTATCAGCGGCGGACCACTGAGATAGCAGGTTCACCCTGCTGAAATACGGTGTCTACTACCGCTTGAACGCTCTTGGCAGTGCTGATGCCCACTTTATCAAAAACAGGCACGCACACCAGACCAAACGTTTTCTCAGCGCCACCCAGGCGGATCACACGCCCGATGCTCTGAGAAATACCAATGTAATCCATGTTACGCATGAACAAAACTGCTTCCAGTCCCTTGACATTGATACCTTCAGAAAGAATAGAGTGGTGCATGATCACAAAACGAGTGTCATCCTGCCCCCACTGATTCAGAGTCTTGAAGAACTGCTCACGGGAAACTTTCTTGCCGTTGATGATAGCACCAGTCTTGGAAGTGATATACATCCAGTTATATCCACGCTGATTCAACTCATAGCAGAAATCAGTTTGTGAAACCATACGCACGATCTGCTTGGTAGAACGTGCAGCAATCAGGATCTTATTCAGAGAGTTTGCATCAATGGTGTCCAGCAGGTTCTTGTCATCAGATTGCTTCAGATCACCTTGAGGAAGCTCTTGCACCACAACTTTAGGAGGAAGAATGTAACCTTCTTCAACCAACTGAGGAGCAGGAACATTGCAGATGACATTGCCATAAACGGCAGTATCATTCATGCCAGGTTTGAAGATGGTAACAGAGTGTTTAGGAGTAGCAGTGAAAAAATAGCAGCGGTCAGCGTCAGCAGAAAAATGTTCAGTGGCAGGGAAGAAATTACGTTGGACAGAATTGTGCGCTTCATCAAAATAAATGGTGTTGACTTCAATATCTGCCTGCTGAACTTTGTGCAGGGAGTGATACGTGGTAAAGATAATGCAGTTCTCACCTGCTGTGCGGGCAGTGTTAGCGAACAGGTGAATCTTTTCAGGGTTGGTGGTATGGAAGAACTCAACATCACCACTGTGAACGTGCATCACATGGGTGTGAGTGGTAGAAACCAACTCAAGAAATTCTTTGCAGAGTTGTTCTGCAAGCAGAATACGAGGAGCAACAACAACAATGGTGGTGCCAGTTGGAACCGCTTGCTGATGAATAGCATCCTGAATCATGCAGATGGTCTTGCCACCACCCGTAGGGATGATCACCTGACCCTTGCTGTTGTCCCACATTGCAGCAACTGCTTTGTGCTGGTGAGGGCGGAGGGTGATGGTCAAGTGGGTGTCCTGTTCAGTATGGATATATTATAGCAGAAAACTGCCCACCAGGAAACCCAGTGGACAGTTCAAAAATTGGTTTTACCTACATACCTTTGTATGGGTTCCCAAGGGTAAGCTAAAAGAACGCTTCAAGACCCACGGGTTCACCGAACGAATAATCATATTCAAGAGCATCGTAACACACATAGTGTGGATGATCAGTGGATACACCCAACTTGTTACATAACTCTTTGTGGTTATCTTCCATGTACTCAACAGCGTACAACATATTGTTGTTAATATGTTCTTCAGAATGATACTTAAGAAGAACACCTTTGAGTGCTAATAGAAGATTACCACATCCAGCAGAGTTATCTAAGAAAGTAGATTCTGGATTAGATAACATCTCTTGCGGAAAGTTTTCAAGAATATGCTCAACCAACTCAACAGGAGTAAACACTTCTCCTGTTTCATTGATTCTATCATTAGATCTTTCAATCTCAGATCCAAGATTAGCATTGTGTTTATTCTTACTCATCGCATGTAAGTTTCAATGTGTTCGATCTCTTCTTCAGTGATGTTAAAAAGATTATACACGAACTCATTAGTTTGTTCAATACTTTCAAGTTTAGGCATCTGGCGGATCATACCAAGATTAACTTGTGCAGCATTTGCAAAACAATAAGCAACAAATCGTCCCAAACGAGATCGAGAAAGGAACCAAGCATTATCTTCTGCTTGTTTAACACTATCCATCTCCCATTTTGTACCATGAATATTAGTTTCATTGATACGAGAGATGATAGTTTTCTCTCCACCTTTCGGTGTGGATTCACGATATCGTTCCCATACACTATCAATATACAAGAAGTTCTTACTATCATCATTCTGAGTGAGCCGATCAAATTCAGAACGGAGAACTTTATTGATAATCTGAGTACGAATTAAAGATGGATCAACAATAGCAGTAGCAGTTTCTAGTGATTGTTGAATCGTAACTCCTTCCTTCAAATATTCAAAATCACATTCATTAAACTCCTCTAGATTCTCTTTCGTTGCATAGAATCCACCAATAGATGTAGCAACACCAGGAAAGAAATGATTCAAACTTGGATACACTTTATGAAAACGCAACCATCCACGAAGAGTTTTTGCTGCCAATGAAAATGGAGCAAGGAAACGATTAGGAATGATTACGAGATAGTGTCCACCATCCTTCAACAATTCCTTCTGCTTTTTCACATGCTGAAGGTAATAGTTTGGATTGTTACCCACATTATAAGGAGGGTTGGTAAGAATAGCATCAAACTTTCCAGTGGGATTCATATCAACAGTAATCTTTTCTTTATACAGAGGAGGAAGTGAGAGGATTTCTTCATCTACAATAATATTTACATATCCATTATCGACAAGAAAACGAGTGAATCCACCATGAGCATCACCAGTTACGAGAATTCTAGCATCTTTATCGATATTCTCAAAATTAGGTGCCCATGCTTTCAACAATGCAGGGCGAACTTGACGGTGATAATCTTGACACTTATTACGTGCTTCTTTACGTTGTTTAGCAGTAATCAGAGTCCCATCTTTCTCACATTGGTAGAAAAACTCACTCATACGATGCACCACACCAGCAATAGTGTCTAGTGCTTCATATTCATCGTAATCAGACACTAGAAAATCAGGTGATCTTCCTTCTTCACTAACTTTATTGTATTTTTGGAATCCAACATGTTCCAGTTCACTGTGAATAAAGTGATCTGTCAGTTCTGGATGAACATCAAATACTTTATAAACGTGTGGTTTTGAAATAAAGTGAGAGTAGTCACGATTAGCAAATCGCAATTCAACATCGTCTTGTGAGGTATAACCCACAAAACATCCAAAGCGTCTCCTGCCAAGATCGTAGAGTTCTTTCCACTCCCGACAAGTCTGCAAATAGATCTTCATGATGTAGTTAGAGCTGTCTCTTTAACCTTAACAAAGGCACTCTAGCAAGGGTAGAGCACCTTGTCAAGCCCTATCAGTGAAGATCGGTAAAGTTTCCGCTTGCTTTTACCCTAAGTTTGTTAGTTTGAGTATTATAAACAACGGCACCATCTGGAATATTGGAATCATTAGCAAGTGTAGTTTGCTGAGAGTTATTAACTTGTGGGAAAGCTATTGCCTCAATAGAACCACTTGTGCTAACCTGGACAATTCTTACGAAACTATTGTTAGAGTTTGCAGTAGAAATACCAAGTTTCAGGCAATTCTCAGGTTCGTAATAGAACAATCCACCAATAACTTGTTGTCCACTTCCAGAAGGTAGTGATGGATCAGTCATAGTTTGATCTGGTGGAGTATTAACCAAATATCCTAAAGAGGTTGCATCCAATGATGGCATGATCAATGGACTTGCAGAACCACCAAGATCTAAACCAGATCTAGGAACATGAGTGTTAATACCAACTCTAAACTGATAACGATGATCATTATCAGATTGTGTATTTGCGTACTTAATTGTGTCGGATGTGCTATCATTTACACCAGGAATAAAGATTGCTGATCCATTGGTGTTTGTTCCCATAACAACTAAATCACCTCTGGTGAAGTTGTTACCATAATTAATCGGAACAAGATTGCCTGGAGATGCTAATTGTGCTCTCTTATCTTCGGGAATAGAGTTGATGCCAACAGCAAACTTTGTATTGGCAGATGCTTCGGTTAAGAAGAGTCCTTCACTGATAGCAACAGAACCTTCGATTGTAAGAATTTCGGATCCACTGATTCCGTCATGACCAGAAGTAGCATCAGTTCCGATTGTTGCACCAGCAATAAATGTGGCAATACCAGTCGTAACTTCAAGTTGCTCAGATTCAATCTTAGTTGCCTCTAGACTTACAAACGTGCTAACTCCAGTAGAGTTAATATCGCCATCAATGTTTGCATTAAATGTTTGATCTCCACCACCACCAAGAGTGATTGCATTAACTCCTGTTCCAACTGTTAGGATACCTGCAATAGCACCGTTACCAGAAACGGCAATGTTACCAACAACGTCTAATGATTCTGCTGGTGTAGTGTTATTGATACCAATGAATCCATCATGACTTGCTAGAATTAAATCATCTCCACCATATTGAACACGGAAATCCGCAGTTGTATTGATTCCACTTCCTGTTGAAAGATCAACCAGAATGTCACCAGCAGCATTTTTATTTGAAATAGTGAGATTTGTTCCATTGAAAGCAATTTGTGCAGCATTATCTGTTACTCCACTTTCTCTAGCAAGGATAACTCTACTAGATCCATTACTTGAGATTAGATCAACATCTACATCACTATATTTCTTGATCTCAATTGCTTTTGTTGGTGCTGATGTTCCAATACCAATGCGTTGGTTTGAATTGTCAACTGCAAATGCGGTTCCACTAGTTCCAACAAATAACTGTCCAGCGTTTATTCTGGTTCCTACATTTAGATTTGAAGATACACTAACGAGACTTGTAGCAGAGTTAAGTTTTAAGTCTCCACTTCTAGTATCAATAGTGTTTGCAGTAACACCTGCTCTCAGTTCATCAACATGAACTTGTGCATAAGCAACTGTTCCAGAACCTAAATCAATCGTCTTATCAGCATTTGGCAGTACATCTGCGGTAAACGTAACAACACCAATCGGACTTAAGTTTGTAACATTAACTCTACCAAGAGGTGCTTTGAGTTCTAAGTTACCAGTTGCAGCAACAATCTCCTGATCAGATCCAACACCAATTCTGACATCATCAACATAAAGTTCAGAGAACCTTAAGTTAGCAGAACCAATATTAGTTCCCTGATCCGCTGCTGGATCAATACTTGTGGATACATTTAGATCTGGTGTTGAAATAGATGTTGAGGTGAGAACACCAGTAACATTCAGATCATCATCAACAACAACTGTTCCCTGATCGGAATCAAGAACTAAGGTTGTTCCATTTCTGGTTGAGATTTCATTTGTTCCTGCAACACCAACATTAACTTGGTTGATATATGCATTAGTGAAGTATTTTGATGCACTTCCAACTGAAGCTCCTAAATCTACATCTGGAAGAACAGAAGTTGCAACATTTAATGTAGTAACTGTTGTTGCACCACTAACATTGACATTATCTAATTCTACATCTCCACTAATATCAACTCTAGAAGAAACATTTAGAGTTGTTCCATTAAAAGTTAGTTGTGCATCATCACTAAGTTCACCATTTGCACCAGCAAATACTATACGTGTATTTGTTAGATCACTTATTTGTGCTGAATCCGCGACTAATCCATTAGTAGTATTAAGTACTCCTGCGAATGTAGATACACCAGAAACATTTAGATTATCAAGTTCTGTATGTCCATCAACATCAATGTGAAATGCGTCTATTGTACTTTGGAATGTTGCAGCAGCAGAAACAACTGTTTTCTCTGTCAGAACTTCAGTTGCATTTTGTGTGGTAACAGTTGAAACACCAATAGTTGCATCAGATGCAGAAAGACTGGTTAGTGTTGTTACACCAAGAACTGTTGCATTATCGGAAACTTTAAGTTCACCAGTTACTGTTACTCCAGTTCCAATAGTTTCAAATTTCTTGGAAGCATTATAGTAGAGTGCTACTTCTTCGTTAGATGTAGCAGTTAAATAAAACTCATTAGAAGCATTGTTTAATAATTCTATCCTATCGCTCTCTAGTCTTAAATCACCAGTTGAATTATTAATTATAGAGTGATTACCATCGTGATAAATCTGTAGATCATCATTATTACCAAAGACAGCACTGGAACCAAAAGAAACGTTACTTTGGAATGTAGAGATACCGGTAACAACTATTTGTTGGAATGTAGAAACACCAGAAACACTAGCATTATCAAGATCGATATGCCCATCTACATTAATATGATTAAATGTAGCAATTCCACTAGAAACGAGATTTGTTGTTCCTACTTCAGTTAAATTGCTAAATGTCCCTGGAAGTCTAGCAGTATCTAATGTTCCTGTTGCAATATTATCTGCACTAATTGCAG